TCCACTCAGAGATTGAGAAGTCAATCGAGGCTGTAGATCCCAAAGGTGAAAAGTATTGGGTTGAAACTGAGGTTGAGTATGACGGCATCAAGGCTCATATTGACTTGTTCATTCCAGAGACTGGATCAGTTGTTGACTGGAAGACAAGCAAGGTGAAGAACCTTAGTTACTTCCCGTCAATGCAACAGCGCTGGCAGGTACAGGTATACGGCTACCTGCTAGAGAAGTCTGGCAAAGCAAAAGTTAAAGATGTAAATCTTGTAGCCATTGCTCGTGATGGTGATGAATCCGATGTACGGATACACACAGAACCTTATGATGAGGTTATGGCGCTAGAAGCGTTGCAGTGGTTGGCTAATGTAAAGGCTTTAACAGAAGCACCAGCACCTGAGAAGGACGCTAACTTCTGCAAGAACTATTGCCAGTACTACGACGCATCCGGTGATATGGGTTGTGTGGGTTTAATAAAAGAACGTATCGTCCTCAGTGAAGTCGTGATTGAGGACGCGCAAGTTGACACTCACGCATTGAAGTATCTGCAGTTAGATGAGAAGATTAAAGAGCTGGAGAAGGAAAAGGATTCCTTGAAGTCATCCTTCGAGGGAACTACTGGCGTTACTGCTAGTGGTATTCAGATCAGTTGGACAACGGTTAAAGGTCGTGAGACAGTTGACTCTGAACAAGTAGAAAAACTATTGGGCTTCTTACCGAAGTTAGTTGGTAAAGAGTCTATTAGATTAAACATCAAACCAAGTGGAGGAAAGTAATATGGCTGCACCAGAATCAACTAAGTTCCAGATCAACTACAAGTTAGCTGACGGAACATTGATCAACCTATACGCATCATCAGTAACAGAACTTGAGTCAGGTCTTGCAGATCTTGCAATGAACGCACTTAACATCCGCACCACCGGTCACGATCTATCAGGTGGCGCAGTAGCACCAGCACCAGTGGCGGCACCAGCGCCAACAGTTGCAGCAGTTGCTGCAGCATTTAACGCAACACCAGTTGCTGCTCCTGTAGCAGAAGGTTCACAGGTCTGCCGTCACGGACAGATGGCCTTCCGTTCAGGTACATCAGCAAAGGGTCCTTGGAAGGGCTATATGTGTGCTGCACCAAAGGGTGCAACAGACAAGTGCGAGACCATCTGGATCCGATAATCTATGCGCGAGCCAAGGTTCTATGAGAACCCTGCTTGCGCGACAGTAGGTGGAGATTTCTGGTTCCCCGAAAAACACGACGGAACTAGCAACTCAACTGAAATGCTTATGGCTATTTCCATATGCAAAGGTTGTCCTCACCGTACCGAATGTGCAGAATGGGGAGTTCAGAAGGAACGCTTTGGAATTTGGGGCGGGGTAACTGAAAGACAGAGACGGTTAATCCGTCAACAAAGAAATATTACGTTGAGAGGGGAAGACGTTGCTTGACTTATCACGTGCCTGGAGTGGGGTGCTTACCAAAGCAACACCACTTCCGGACGTGTGGCAGGCGCTGTCAGCAAAGCAGATTAAGTTCCGACGTGGACAAGTCTGTATGGTAGCTGCAGCACCTAACGCTGGTAAGTCTATGTTTGCTCTTATCTATGCGATGAAAGCAAATGTGTCAACGCTTTTCTTCTCGGCAGATACAGACACCACAACTGTAATGATGAGAGCAGCATCTGCTGCATCTGGTCATTCACAGGTATCAGTAGAAGCAAACTTATCTAAGGATAAGCACTACTACGATAAACACTTTGGCAAACTAGATCATATTAAATGGGTCTTTGATTCGTCACCATCACTAGACGATATCGAGTTAGAGATCAGAGCATACGTGGAGTTATATGGCGAGGCTCCCGAACTAATAGTTATAGATAACTTAATGAACGTGGCAGCAGAGACTGACAATGAGTGGGCTGGCTTACGTGCGATAATGATGGAACTCCACGATATGGCACGTAAGACCGAAGCCTGTGTACTTGTACTGCACCACGTATCTGAGCAGAGTGAGTATGGATCACCATCTAAACCACCTGCCAGACGTGCTATTCACGGTAAGGTGAGTCAGTTGCCGGCGTTAATCCTAACGCTTGGCTATGACCCATCGAACGGTGAACTAAAGGTGGCTGCTGTGAAGAACCGTTTTGGTCCACACTTTGCAGACGCTAGTGACTTCGTAACGCTGTTCGTAAACTACGCAGCCTGTCAGATATCTGATAAAAATGCGTGGGGTGTTATGCTAAGAAACGATGTAATAGCTGGATACCAAGGTAACTACGCAGAACAACCATAGATAGGAATTAGAATGAGTGATGTTGAAAGAGAAGTAGCGATACTTAAAGTTGACTTGGCTAACTTCTTCAACGCGATGATCCAGTCCGGCATCGTAGAGATAGTCAAGGATGAAGAAGGACAAATGGTTTACAAAACCAACAAGGTTGTACTGGTAGATGAGTCAGTACAACAAGACTAAGGGTTCTCAGTTTGAGACAGATGTAATGAGGTGGCTCCGTAAAATGGGAGCCATAGCAGAGCGTCTGACTAAGGCTGGAGCAAAGGATGAGGGCGACATCGTTACTGTTATCGCAGGGGAAACTTACATCCTTGAACTAAAGAACAGGCAGACGCTCACCCTGCCGCAGTTCTGGAAAGAAGCACAAGTTGAGGCGTTTAACTATGCTAAGGCTAGGGATCTTGGGGAAGTTCCACTGTCTTATGTCATAGTTAAGCGTCGCAACGCTCCCATAGAACAAGCGTGGGTAATTCAAGATCTAACACAATGGTTAAAGGAGAAAAAAATGCCAGTACCAGAAGGCGAAATCACTACATCAGAAATACTAAGCGCAGATGCTGAAGAAGCAACAGAAGAATATACGCTTGATGAAGAAGTAATCGAAGAATGATCTGTATCAACTGCCTCAAAGCCGGTGAAGAGAACAAGGCTAATCATCTAAAGCGTGCAGCACACTGGCACGAGAAGTGCGAGGGATGCGTATGCCAGCACAAGACTGGAACAGGTTGGGTAAAGGGCGAAAAGGTCGCACTGATGCAAACTCAATCCCCATAGCACCGGTAGTTCGGTTCTTCGGTGGTGAAGTAAGAGAAGGTCAAGACGTATCGGTTAAGTGCTGCTTGCATAGCGACACTCGTAGGTCTGCTGTAATAAATACATATAACAATTTATATTTCTGCCACACCTGCGGTAAGGGTGGTAATGCAGTCAGCATTGTCTGCATCATAGAGAACTTGGAGTTTAAGGATGGCCTCAAACGCGCAGTCGAAATTGCTACTGGAAGCGGCGTGGCGATACGCTCAAGAGGTAAGTCCGGAAGTTCTAGTCGCTCTAAACGAACGTGGAATATCTGAACTTGTAGCTGCTAAGTTCCAACTTGGCACAGTTACAGAACCGATCAACGGTCACGAGATGTATGAAGGATGGATATCTATCCCTTACATCACCGCTAATGGCGGTTGCGTAGGCTTTAAGTTCCGTCGCATTGACGATGGTAAGCCTAAGTATGGCTCACCTACTGGGCAGAAGGCACACCTGTACAACGTGGCAGATGTGCTGCCGCTATCGCCATACATAGTTGTCTGCGAAGGTGAGTTAGATGCTGTGATAACTAGCGGGATGTTGGGTATTCCAGCAGTTGGAGTACCCGGCGTACAGTCTTGGAAGCCACACTTTCCTAAGTTATTTACAGGTTATGAAACGGTCTACGTGGTAGGCGATAACGATATTAAAGAAGACGGATCTAACCCCGGTGCTGACTTCTCTAAACGTGTCGCTAATGAGATAGTTAACTCACAAATTGTTACACTACCTGCGGGTATGGATATAAATGATTACTACTTAGCATACGGGGCAGACGCCACCAGAACTCTGCTAATAGGCGAACTGAAAGGATGAGTAAAGAAGAATGGCAACAGATGGTACAGACTTTGCAGCATATGGGCTTTCAGATCCTAGAGATAAATTCGGAAGCAGAGACAATTCTCTTGCGCCCTACACCGACAAGGTAGATGAAGCCTTTGTCGCAGATGTCTGGCGCATTATGGATTCAGCAGGTAACTTACTCATTCGTAAACACCACGACTACGGCCCAAAGAATATTGCTCACTCACCAGGTGGACCACTTAATGGTTTGCGTGTACGTATGTGGGATAAGATAGCTCGTATCAACAATCTGCTGGACTCAGGCGTTAAGCCTAGCAATGAGTCCTTGCGTGACTCATACCTTGATCTGCTCAACTACTCTGCTATTGCGATGATGGTTCTAGATAATGTCTGGCCTGAAGTTGAAGCGCGAGACTGTGACTGAACTACACCCTGTTGTCTATGACTTAGCGCCGTCAGTTGCTTATGCAATTCACCGGCGCTATAAGCATTGGGTGGAGAAGGATGACATCGCTCAGGAGTGTATCGCTTGGGCTATAACCCGCAACGATTACATCACCGAGCAGATGAGCGTCGAAGATCCTAAACAGTTAGAGCATAACGAGAAGCGTATTGCCTATCAGATGAGACGAGCAGCAGAACGTTATGTTCGTAAGGAGAAGGCTAACAAGTCCGGCTATCAGTTAATGGACGAGGCATACTATGAAACTCTTATGCTCGGTCAGCTACTGCCCTTCGTTATTGCCTCCGTCATAGACGGAACAGTACTAGAACAAGCACAAGAGATGATTAGAGATGGTCAGCCACGCGGCTCATCATCTCCAGCAGAAGGTGGCAACCTGCTTGCTAGCCTTATAGATATTAAGAAAGCCTTTCTTGAATTAGATCAGAAGGATCAGATCGCACTGCGTATGCGCCATCACGATAACGCTACGCTGCAACAGATAGCAGCGTTCTTGGAGTGCGCTGTCTCTACTGCTGATCGCAGATGCACCAACTCCCTTCGTAGGTTGCAGGATAAACTAGGCGGAGAGACACCGTACAGATGAAAGAAGAAGAGTTATTTAACTACCTACAACAGAGCCTTTACCCAGACTTAGTTAAGTCACCGGGTATCTATGACTCTTACGATTGCAGCAGCGCTAAAGCTGCACACTACATCGAACTTAAATGCAGACAGACTCACTATGAAACCCTGCTTATCGAAGAGATTAAATATCGCAAGTTGATTACTCAAGCAGCAGAGCGAGATCTTATCCCCTTTTACATCAACTCTACTCCGCTTGGTATCTACTCCTTTGACCTTATGGATATACCAGAACCTAATTGGTATACACAAGTGATGCCGGTGTCTACCGAGTTTGAGAACAAGGATAAGGTTTACAAGTTAGTAGGTTACTTAGATATAAACGAGGCGGTAAAGCTATGATCTATTCTTTTAACTGCGAGTGCGGTAGCACCAGAGAACTTGAACAGTCTATCCACGCTGAGATCATTGAACCAATCTGTACAGATTGCCACCGTATTATGTACAGAATTTGGTCTTCCCCCGCTATCACCTTCAAGGGTAAAGGTTTCTACACAACCGATAATTAAAGTAGCCCCACCGGAAAGAGGTTAACGGTGAGGCTACTAGAAGCGGCTAGGTGGAAGGCAGTCCTAACCGCAAGGGTTAAACGGTATCACAGATACCTTGTATGATCCACTCTACGACAGGCACAGCAACTGCGTTGCCCATTTGTTTATAGCGAGTTGAGTCTGGTTGTCCAGCTGTCCAGTCATCAGGGAAACCTTGCAACCTTTCACACTCTATTGGAGTTAGTCGGCGTACAGTAGAACTCTCAAATACTGCGTGGCGATCACCACCAGTTAAAGTGTTCATTGGATCTCCTTCTTTACCTATACCTAATCCGTTACCAGCACCGTCCATTTTGTAAGTGCCGTCGTGCATTGGTCGCCTACCTGCAAAGCGTGTTGCCTTATCGTGGATAGGAATAGCAACTATAAAGCTTTCCGATCCTCCCCCAAGATCGCCTCCATTAGCTCGCAAAGTACCAACTCCTTCTTTGTATTGTGCAAAAGAACTGCTAGTGAACGACCACATTATCTTCCGGTCTTTTATATGTAGTAGCGGTTAAGGTAGTTACTCCTTCGGAGTATTTGGCAAAGCCTGTCTGACCAAAGCTTCTTGCAGTACTGGTGGCAGTATCTTGTCTCGCCGCTTGGCTCTGCGAAGTATCCCTTCGCAAGCTTTTGGACTTAAATAGTATTTCGGCAGGACTTGATGAGTCATCAGAACGTCTGCCAACGATGAAGACACGACGCCTTCTCTGGGGTACTCCGAAGTACTGAGCATCAAGCACCCGCCACGCAAGAGAATACCCGATGTCGGCCATCGTTCCGACGACGACTCCAAAATCTCTTCCTTTGTTACTGGTAAGGAGACCAGGTACGTTTTCGATGATGAAGTATTCTGTTTGCGTTTCTTCCACAAGTCTTGCAATTTCCCAGAATAGCCCGCTTCTTTCGCCAGCAAGACCAGCCCTCTTGCCAGCGACACTGAGGTCTTGGCAGGGAAATCCTCCTGTAATAATACCTTTGCTTGGATTAAATCCGGCATTTATTAAATCCTCTCCCTTAACCGTAGTTACATCTGTAAATTGTGTTGCTTCTGGAAAGTGCTTAGCAAGCACCTCGTTGCACTTCTTATCTATCTCTACCGAGGCAACGACTTTCACTCCCTGCCGTTGCATAGCCAGATCAAAGCCGCCTACTCCTGCGAATAGGCTTACTCCGGTCAGCACTCAGTACCAGCCTCGTCTATCGCTGTGGCGGAGAGCGCGACACGCGCTCCCTGAATAGCGATGGCTAAGGTATCTAAGGCCGTGTAGGACTTGGAGTTCAGGTCTGCTACTACGTTCTCTAAGGAGTTGAGCAATTCCGTAAGCGCTTGATCCCTGCTGGTTCTTTGCGAGGTGGTCAAACCTTGACTCACGGGTCCATAAGGTGATGAGGCAACGTGTTTCTGCCTTCGTATATCCGAGAGCACGACTATATTCTCTTGCGATCCTTCTGTTGTTTCGCTTCTCATTGGCCGTCGCCTTCGTTCTCTCTGTTACTTGTGGAATAACCACCGAGTGATCCGGTGATAGATGAGTAGGTGCGAGTATCCATAGTAGGGATAGTACTACCGTCAATATCAACCCATTTTTTACCCAGTTCAACATCTGCCACCTTCTCCTGTTCAAGTAATTCCTTGTAAGTTTCCGGATAGGCTTTTGCCAACCGCACTAGGGCGCGGTCTCTCGCCCGTCTGTAATTACGATACTGTACCGCAGCTCGCTTAGCGGTCTCTATTCTTCTACTTGTCTCCGTCATTAAGTTTATCCTCCACTACTATCAGCGCGTACAAGACTCCCAATACTACCAGTATCCCTATGAATATCTCCATCAGTTCACCCCCTTCAGCAGTTGGTACATCTCGGTTATATCTAGCGGTTGCCCTACTGGTAGGGCGTCTATATCGTCGCTCTCCCACCCTGATACCAGCAGCCTAGACCCCTTCGGGGCAAGGTGTAGCCAAGAGATAGCGTCAAAGGCTCTCTCTCCACCCCACCTAGTCTCACCGTCTGGCTCTACCACTTCATAGAATAGCTTTAGCCCCGACTTGGCAGGGTGAAAGGCTATTAGTTTACCCATTTTTTTCACTATTTTTTCTCCACTCATCTCATCCATTACTCTCTCCTTCTATCGTAAACTCACCATACTCTGCCACATCATTACCGTAGTATTCTCGCGCCTTCTCTATGGCGTTCTCTATGGCGTTCTCACCCTCACCCTTTACTTGAAAGTGTGCAGTAAATACCAACTTAACTTTGGTGCTACTCATTTACTCTCTCCTTCTCCCGCTAGCAGTAGTCCATTAGCGATAAGGCTAGCCCACATATCCTCGGCCGGTTTATCCTCATCTAAAGCTTCCAATAGGTTTAGTTCCTCCATAGCCCTAACCATACGCTTTAAGTTACGCGTACCGTTAGGGATATCTCCCGCCATTAACTGCTCTATGCCTACCTGCCGGCATAGATTTACCTTTGCTTGCCAGTATTCTTTATTCATTACCTTCTCCTTAGGTTGCCTTGACAGAATTCGCAAGTATCCTCGCGGTTATCTGGTTCGTCGTACATACGGAAGCATTGGATGCACTCTCTAATCTCCATACTTTTCCTCCAGCGTATCGTAGGTTTCATCCTCGGTTTCATCCTCGTCAAGCCCTAGGGCTATATCATCATCTAAGCGTGGCTCAGGCATTTGTGGCCTCTTTCTCGGTCAAGTTATCTAGTATTTCCTCTAAGGTCTCGTCTGACCAATTTTTAGTAATCGCCCAACTCGGCTTAAATAAACTAGGGTTCTTAAAGACCAAGTCATATCCGTCATTGAGATCCCAGTAAAGGGTAACTAGATGTGTCTCTCCCTCTCGTTCAAAAGAGATATTTCTAGTCCAAGCTGTTACCTCTTGGCTTACTTCTTTAATTGTTATTCCGTTCATCATTTTCCCTTTCTCTAGTCGTTATGGCAAGACTCGCAAAGTGCAAGTTCCCCAGATAGCGTCATTACTTCGTGTGTTGCTGGTTTACCACTAGGGCAGTTATTGCAGATTACTAGTTCGGCTACGCCGTCGCAGCCTTCATCAGACAGATCCGGATTATCGCAGACACGCAGGCACTCTCCCTCGCACTCGCAATTACTCTCGTCGCCTTCGTGCAATATGCGCCAGCTATCAGATCCGCACAATTCGCAACGGCGTATCTCATCGGTAAGTAAAGCGTTTAGTTGCTCGTTCATCACTTCACCTGCCAGCTCATCTGCAATTCGTAGCAACACTCATCGCAATAGTTGCAGCCTTCGTGTTCGGCAGGGTTGATCTGCTCATCGCAGGTTTTGCATTTAGTTGGCTGGATCATTTGCTTTACCTCTTTCCCTTGATAACCGTTACCCTGCACACACTTAGCGCAGTAGTTAAAGCGTTGCCCGTCTACTAGGTAACTAGTGGTTTCTTTCATAGTGTTATCGCAAGTGTCGCAATAGCTACTCATCTTTCGCCCTCTTTCTCTTTTGGTTGTAGTTTGTGTTTGGGTGATAAGCCCACCACCTGCCTTGACCCAACCGATCAAGGCAGATAGAAAGCATACCAGACTATGCCCTATATCATAAGGCTTTCTCTGCTATGTGTTGTCTCCATAGCCGGATCGCCTCTTTCTTGGTGTACCCATAGTAGGTACGGGTCAGGTAATAGTGGTCAGACTCTCCCTCTATAACGCCCGAAATCTGCCAAGCGCCAGACGGGAATAACTTTTCTGCGGTCATATCTCTTTCTCACTTTCTCTCTTAGTTGTAAGCAGGGGTTAAATTCCGGTTTTGCTGGTGAGGATTTCGCAGCGATCTAGCGGCCTTCGGCAGAAAAACCGAAAGCTACTAGAAAGCTGCGGCGGCCTCTTTTAGTAGTCGCGGCCTGTTAGCTTGCAATAGACCCAATACGCGCCCTCGACCACCTTCAGCAGCAGCCAAAAGCCAACGCCATAAGCGGCAAGAGTTAGCAGAACGGATATCAAATAGCCAAGATCCTCAGACATTAGTTGGCCGCCTTCAAGTTATT